GTAGTATTTATGTATTCGGCCGTCGGTGGGTTTTATATACGGAATAACAACACCCTCACTGTTCCACTGTAATATATTTGGATTTCCATCTAGAAATTGGTTCATCTTCAATTCCCACGAAGACCTATACGTGATATTGTTTGGATCACCAACGTATTTCCTGGGATTTGTTAGAGTGTATCTGCCTTGTTGATATCCACGAGCCATGATTAACCTATACTGATATCAATTCTGATGTTTGCACTGTGGGAGCTAAACTCTGTTGACTATTATCACTAGTATCTTCTGTGTCTAACTTAACTGGGATTATTGGATATGTTGCTTTTCCATTCTTTCCTGTAAGTTGGGTAATATCTGTATTGTCTCCACCTACTTGTACGTTCCATCCAGTATCAACATACATTGAGTCGTATGCAAATTGGAATTCAAATTCTGACCCATCTCCTGATTCCATCATTGTTAGTTCTGAAGGAGAGAAGCTTAATATACGTGGATTATAGAAGTTGTATATGTTCATCAAGTTGCCATAATCGAATACATGATATAATCGTATGCGTTGGATAATGCTGGTAGTGTCACCTTCTAACGCTCCAAGGGATGCTGCATATCTGTTAGTGTTAATTGGTCCGGTTGATGTGTGGATTGTATTATCTGATCCTGCCCCATCAAAATTCATGCTGTTTGTTTCGTATTCTCCATTCTGAGAAGCTAATCCAAGTTTCATGTTTGCTATTGGGCTCATTGCCTTTAGATACGTTGAGTAAAATAAATGAGCAGCGTTTTTGTTGTCATCATAAAACGTCATTGTCATTGGATCGTACGTTGTTCTCTTCGGCACTTTAGTTTGGAAGTTATACATGTTTATGTCTTCGTACTCAAATTGAATATTGGGACGGCCACTACGCTTTATGACAAATGCCATAGTGTCGCCAATTTCTGCCAAGTTTTCATAACCAGCAGCAAATTGAATGTCCATGATGAACATGAAGTTGAATTTGGGGGCTTGAGCTATTAAATCAACCGCATATGGAGAAGCAGCACAAAATTTCTGTCTGTTGTCTGCTGGTTTTTTGTCGCTGAATATGCTTTTGGCTAGTTGTTCTAAGTTTTGAAAATCCTGGAAGACGTCACTAATATCGCTGATATCTAAGTTGCCGTTCTTTACTTTATCGTATATTACTCTGGCTTGTCCAACGGCTTTATTGACCACGCCTGGATTAAAATCACCCACACTACTGAGTGCTTCTGTTATTCCAGTAGTGTCAGCGACAAAAGATACACCACCATCTATAGCATTTAATGTTGTGTCCAATAGATCACCAACGAAAGTTCCTTTGCGGATGCCGTCTGATATTGATGCTAATTCTCGCAAGCCTTCTCCGATCTTTCCCCCACCTTCAATCTTCCCTAATTTGAAAATTGAATCAAGTTGATCACGTCTAGCGGCTTGTTGGTTGGCTTCGGTTACTTTGCCGCGTTCACAAAATGGTGCCACTTTGAATGCTGTTCTCTTTCGTATATCTATTGCCATTATATAATTCCCATATTGTAATGTATTTATACTAAAGGACCACTACCCAGTATTGGGTATATTTTTATTAAAATGCAGACATAAAAAAGGGGTGTAAAAACACCCCTTTATAACTCTTCCTTGAGTTTACCATCCATGGTAACTGTCCATGATCTGTTTGCTAGTTGCGATTAAGCACCAGCACCACCTGTTGCAATTCCTAATCCTGCATCATATCCACCAATTGATTGGCGAGCGTGATCAAAACGAACTGTTGTGGTAATTTGCACTGCAGAGCTTTCAGAAAAATCAAGATCTGTATAATCTACTTGCTGCAAAAAGCAGCCTTCTACTGTCCAACGCTCAATAATTTGTTCTTTACCATCTAACATATCCAGATAAGTTACAAATTTGTATAATGAACCTTCTTGCCCTTTACCCAAAAATGGTCCTTCTGATCCAGTTAACCATTGTTGTGCTTGTAGTTGTTCTTGTATTACAGCAGCAGCTGAACCAGTAACATCATCTTCAAATGTGATTGTCATTGGTTCCCATGAATGCTTACCGGCAACAAACGCTTTAGAGTTATAGCGATGTAGTTCAACTTCTTCAAAACTTAAATTTGGTCGTGTAACATTCACTGCTTGGAAACTTAATGGTTGTGAATCCGCTCCGCCACCAATATTAGCGAAAGTTACTCGCCAAAGGTTTTTCAGTTTAGGTTGAAGAATACCTGTTCCAACCCCCGGAATTCCCATATCGTTAATTGTTGCCATTTTATAAATACTCCTGTATCATGTAATCATATTAAACTTATTAATATTCGTATGGAGTATTTATGGCAGACAGCAAAAACAATGACAAAATTGACCAGATATTAGCAATACTTCGTGACTTACCAAAGATAAACACATTTAAACATAACGATCTGTATACTTATTTAGTAGAAATAACATCATTCCTCCCACCCAAATCAACAGTCAGTAGACGTATGTGGCATTTGGAGCATGATTCGTGGTGCATACCTACATGTCACGTGTGCGACTCGAAGGTATCATGGAGAAAGGAAAAGGGTAAGCACTATAGTGAATATTGTAGCATATCATGTTCTCATCAATCAACTTCACGCCTAGCTAAAATTAAAAAAACAAATTTGAAAAAGTATGGCAGTGTTAGTCCGTTCGGCAGTACTGCTGTTCAACTGAAAGCTACCAATACAGTGCGTGAACGGTACGGTGTTGATAATGTGTCACAATTGGATGCAACAAAACAAAAGAAAATAGCAACGTCAATTGAGCATTGGAATTGTGAATACCCAATACAAAACAACGAAATTAGAGATAAGATTGGGCAAACGAACTTGGAAAAATACGGAAATGTTAATTATCTGGCATCAGATGAAGGGAAAACGGCTAGTATGGTTTCAATGATGAAGAAGTATGGGGTTGAATTTCCAACCCAACCCTGCAAAGAGGCATTGATATTGCTTGATGATCGTAGTTGGTTGGTGGTGCATCATTATGAATTAAAAAAGACAATCGCTGAGATGGGAAATGAGTTGGGAGTATCAAGCGACACTGTTAGCAAATACATGAAGATTCATAAGGTAGATGTAAAGTATTTTTACAAATCTGCTGGTGAGTGTGAAGTTGGTGACTTTATTAAATCTCTTGGGGTTGAATTTGTCACTAATGTTAGAAATATAATTAACGGGGAGTTGGATATATTTATCCCTGAATTTAATATTGCAATTGAGTATAATGGTTTGTATTGGCACTCTGAGCAAAATGGTAAAGATATTCACTACCACCAGAACAAAATGATCGAATGCACAGAAAAGGGTATTAGGTTATTATCTATATTCGAAGATGAATGGAAGACGCAAAATAAACAATGCAAAGATACCATTGCTCACTTACTGGGGAAAAGTGAGAAGGGTGTGTATGCTAGAAACACCATAGTTAAGGAAATATCATGGAAACATGCAAAGTCCTTTCTTGATGAATTCCATCTATTAAAAGCAGGATCGTGTGGTGTTCGTAGGATAGGTGCTTTTGATGTTACTGGTGCATTGATTGGTGTTATGGTGTTTGGTAATAAAAACAATGAAGGTTCCAGGGAATTTTGTTGGGAATTAAAGCGGTTCGTCACAAACAAAAAGAATAATCCTGGATTGGGATCAAAGATGTTTAAATGGGCAGTCAGCCAATATGGACTAACAACGGTGGTAGCTTTTGTTGATAGTAGGTGGTTCACTGGATTATTTAAGAATATTATTGGATTTACTGTAGATAGTATTGTCCCACCTTCATTGTGGTGGACGAATGGAAAGGTTAGAAACCACAGAAGGTTTACAACAAAGAATATGCTCAAAAAAATAACAAACCAAAATACATCAAAAAGACTAATGATGAAACAACTTGGATTTTATCGTATATGGGATTGTGGAAAAGTGAAGCTAATATGGAATATTAGTTCTAAATTGGAGCAAAGGTGAGGGAGTCGAACCGCCGTCGTCCAGGAGGAACCTGGAACTCTACCACTGAGTTAACCTTGCATGTAGTACATATTACAGTAATGTCACAATAAGTCAACAATTTATTTGTTCGCTGTCCGTTAGTTATGGTCGTTATATGCGCTCATAAAAAAGCCCCTATAAAGTATGTTATATAGAGGCTTTTTATGTATTAAATTGCGAGGAGTCCGTTATGGTTATTCCTCATTAGTGGTTGAGTTGGGGTTATAAATCCGCTCCGGTAGACAATATACGAATAGGAATATAGATAAATTCCGCAGCTTTCACTGGTTTGAATGCAATATCTATATATAATTCGTTACGATCAATGCGGGCAGCTGTGTTGTTGGAAGAATCAGACTGGCTTGCAAAATCAAATAATCCGCGTTTTACCACCAAATCACCCAAGAAATTATCAACAACTGCCTTTAAGTTATCACGGGTCAATTGATCATTTGGCTCAAATACAAAAGATAGTGTATTCTTACGTAATGAACGTTTGATGTGTTTGATTAGACGAGATACATTTACTCTATCTAATGCGCTTGCTGCAACTGATGATGTCTTCTGTCCCCAAACAACAAATCCACGTCCTGGTGAGAAGATTATTGGGTTGATGTCTCCAGATGCTGCATATTGATACAATGCGTCCTTCTGTCCTCTGTTCAATGCTACCGGAACAAAAGTAGTTGGTCCACCTAATTGTCCTTCAACGTATCCTAAATCAGCAATACCAGAAACAAGACCACGACGAATACCTGCAGGTGCAAACCACAAGAATGCTACGTTATCATTGTATGCATATGTACGTAATACAACACCAGATGCAGCTACTACAACTTCTTTGCCATCTAAGTTAGATGCTAATGCTGAAGGGTAGTAATATGCAACATGAGGAGAACGCATGCGTTCAGTTGTTGCTGCCCAACCAGTAGATGGGTTAGTGATGCCATCTGGGTCACGATCCATAGGAGTATCAC